GTTGATGGCAGAAGAGATGGCCGAAGAACAAATTATTGAAGAACAACCACTCGAAGAGATTGTAGAAACTTTTGAAGAAAATCCAAAAGGTAATAGCATTGCACGGGCCCTAAAAGTTGTAGCACAAACCATGCGAACAGCATCCGATAGCTATACCACTCAAAACAACATAGGTAACACAGAAACCAACCAGGCCAGCGGCATAAGCACATCATCCTCACCATCTATATCAGATCAAATACTTTCAGCTAACGCTCAAACTAACACGGTTTTACAACTAAATGATGCCTCTAGCTTAAGCGACAATACAATAACCATAACTCCGCTTTTTACTTTAGACGACACGGTTCTTGCTGATGTACAGATAAATAACATGCAAGATGAAATTATGGATGCAACATCTACAGTTATGACAGCATCCGAAGCAGATAAAATTGCAGATCAAATACTAGCTAATAATTTAAAAGAAGCACAAGAAACCATTGAAGAAGAGCAAGAAGAATCAGGAGAATATGCTGATCAAACAAGACTGGTTGCATACCTAGGATATGTGCCAGGATTCAACGCTTATCAAAAAATGGTTTTAGAAGATAGAGACACCTGGTATGAAACTAAAGACATTTATAAAAATGCTATAATTTTAGACAACACAAATGCTTACAATGATATGGCCAGCAGAAACATTGGCAGATTACAAAGCATGATAGATTTACAGGTAAATTTATGAATTTCTTAGAATCAAAATTAGCTCAATTAGTCGCCCTAGGCGGATTAGCAGCAACCATTGCAGGCTTTGGCTATGCTGGTGCTGGATATGTTCAAAGAATTGAGGCCCTAGAATCACAAACATCTATTTCGTATGAAGAAGATATCAATGGTCTGCAAGCTCAAATGCTAGTCATAAATGAAAAATTAAACAAACTTGAATTACTTACTAAATTAGAAGATAACGTCACTCAAAATAATCAAAACTGGGCCTTGCTTAAAGAGCAACACATGAACTCAAAAACAAGCCTTGAAAAACAGATTAAAGACTTAGAAGCTAAGTTAGAAAAAAACAAAAACCCACTAGCAAATTAATCATGCCAAAAGCCACAACAGAACAAGTAGCAGCTTCTCTTCACGCACATGAGGTCCAATGTGAAGAAAGATGGAAAACTATTTTTTCTGAGACTTCAGACATTAAAGATCAAATAACCGATTTACATAAAACCATTAGAACAGGAACATTTGGTTTATTGGGATTTGCTGGAGCTTTGATCATTGCTTTATTATCAGGTATATTACCTCTTAATTAATTATGTCTTTAAAAAATTTATTATCAGGCAAACTGAAAAACGTAGTTGGTAGCATAGCCCCAACATTAGGATCTGCATTAGGCGGGCCTCTTGGTGGCATGGCTGGCAATGTCATTTCAGAAGTTCTTGGGGTTCCCAACGATCCAAAAGCCATTGAGCAAGCAATACAAAAAGCAACACCTGAACAAATGTTACAGCTTAAAAAAGCTGAACAAGAATTTCAGGTTCAAATGAAAGAATTAGATGTAGATGTATTCGAGCTTGAAGTACAAGACAAACAAGATGCAAGAAAAAATTTCAGCAGAGATTGGACAGCTAGAATCATGGGCACAGCTGTGGTCGGTGGATTTCTCGGTTACATATTCTTAGTCACATTACAACCGCCTGAACAAAATTCTGAAGCACTCATTAACCTTGTGCTTGGATATCTTGGAGGATTGGCGAGTGCGGTTATTTCGTTTTATTTCGGAGCTTCTAACAGTCCTGACAAGGAGTAAAAAAATGCATATTTCAGACGAGGGTTTGGAACTAATCAAGCACTTTGAAGGTTGCGAGCTTGAAGCCTATAAGTGTGCTGCTGGAGTTTGGACCATAGGTTATGGCCACACCAAAGACATTCAAGAGGGTGATAAATGGTCACAAGATAAAGCAGATTTTATGTTGTGGCGAGAATTAGAAGAAGAATATGAGCAATATGTTCATGATTATGTTCATGTTCCTCTTAATCAAAGTCAATTTGATGCCTTGGTTTCCTGGACTTATAACTTAGGCCCAGCAAATTTAAAAGCATCAACCATGCTTAAAAAACTAAACAATGGCGAATATGAAGAAGTTCCAGCACAAATGGCTAGATGGAATAAAGCAACTGTAAACGGCAAAAGAACAGTCTTAGAAGGCCTAACCAGGAGAAGAAAAGCTGAGGGACAACTTTTTGAAGGCAAAGATTGGCGGCTGGTATAAATTAATATATACTTATTTTGAGAATGCAGGGCTGGTCTTTCCTCCTACTTCATCATCTACCTAAAATCCAGCCCACCTAAATATGTCCGAATTATCAATAAAAGACTTTGATCTACTTTCGGAACAAGAAAAAACCGAAGCCTTAGCTTTATTAGAAAGATACGATAAATTAGAGAAACAAGAATCTTGTAAAAAAGATTTTATGTCTTTTGTAAAACACATGTGGCCAGGATTTATCGAGGGCAGACATCACAAAATTGTTGCCGAAAAATTTAATAAAATTGCAACAGGTAAACTCAAACGATTAATTGTTTGCATGCCACCCAGGCATTCAAAATCAGAATTTGCATCTATATATTTACCTGCCTGGATGATAGGCCAAAAAGGTGAACTTAAAATTATTCAATCAACTCATACAGCTGAACTTGCTGTTAACTTTGGCCGTAAAGTTAGAAATTTAATGGACACCCCTGATTACAAGGTGGTTTTTCCTGATGTGTATTTATCAGCTGACAACAAATCAGCGGGCCGCTGGACAACCAATAAAGGCGGAGAAGCCTTTTATGCTGGTGTAGGTGGTGCGATTACAGGTCGTGGTGCAGATCTTTTAATCATTGACGATCCTCATTCTGAGCAAGATGCCCTTTCTCCAAAATCAATGGATTCAGCTTATGAGTGGTACACCTCAGGTCCAAGACAGAGGTTACAACCTGGAGGAACCATTGTTGTGGTTATGACAAGGTGGACCACAAAGGACCTGGTAGGTAAATTACTTAAAAAACAAACGGATGATCACGCAGATCAATGGGAAATTGTAGAGTTTCCAGCCATTATGCCCGATTCAGAAGAACCGCTATGGCCCGAATTTTGGAAAAAAGAAGAACTTTTATCGGTTAAAGCATCATTACCAGCTGGTAAATGGAATGCACAATGGCAACAAAACCCAACAGCCGAAGAAGGATCTATTATTAAAAGAGAATGGTGGAATCGTTGGGAAGATGAAGATATACCACCAGTTTCATATGTCATTATGTCGATGGACACGGCTTACTCCAAAAAAGAAACCGCTGACTATTCGGCTATTACTACCTGGGGAATATTTGAACCTCAAGAAGGTGATGCAGAACAAATTATATTAATGGATGCAAAAAAATTCCGTGTCGACTTTCCTGATCTAAAAAGAATAGCCATGGAAGAATATAAGTATTGGAATCCTGATTGTGTGCTTATTGAGGCCAAAGCAACAGGAACTCCTCTTGCACATGAGCTTAGAAGAATGGGAATTCCCATCTCTGAATATTCTCCTTCCAGGGGCCAAGACAAAATAGCCAGGATGAATTCGGTTGCACCTATTTTTGAATCAGGCATGGTGTGGGCCCCTGAACGCAATTTTGCCGATGAGGTCATTGAAGAGATGGCCAGCTTTCCTTATGGAGATCACGATGATTTATCGGACTCTGCTACAATGGCTCTCATGCGATTTAGGCAAGGCGGCTTTGTATCTTTATACGAAGATTACGAAGATGAGGTACAATTAGCTAGAAGAAACAGGACAAATTATTACTAATGGAAAAAGGAACCGTTATACATATTACTATTGTCAATGACAAACATGAACGACACGGTGACGAAGGTATGCCCGTTGATGAGATGGAAAACGGCTGTCCTGTAGCAACACAAAACATTGACGTAAATTTAGAAAACCGACAAAAAGCCATAGAAGATTATGGTTATGGGCCATTAAATCCCTATAAAGTGGATCCCGAGTTTTGGCAGGATAAAGCTGATTTATGGGGAACATCCATGGAAAGAACCAAAGGATCCAGGTGTTTGAACTGTGCAGCTTTCAATCAGACCACAAAAATACTAGAATGTATCTCAGAGGGAATAGGAACTGAAGGCTTTGACGATCCATATGATGTTATCGAAGCTGGTGATTTAGGTTATTGTCAGTTCTTAAAGTTTAAATGTGCAAGCAAAAGAACATGTGATGCTTGGGTAGGAGGCGGTCCCATTACAGATGAAAAAATGGAAATAGATTAATATGGCAGTTGAAAAGAGAGCAGGTACCGAGCAAGATCCAAACGTACAAAACCTTACAAAAGAAGTAACTGTACCAGTCGATAAATCAAGAGAAGAACAAATTGAAGAAGCGGCTCAAATCTTGGTTGATGAAGAAGAAATTTTAATTGATGATGAGATTGAACAAGTTGCTCCTGAGCCTGACTTTGATGCAAACCTGGTTGATTTTGTAAGCGATGATGCTTTAGAAAGTCTTTCAGGAGATTTATTACAATCCATACATTCAGATAAAGAATCTAGGGCAGACTGGGAAAGAACATACACTGACGGCCTGAAATATCTCGGCATGAAGTTTGACGAGCAAAGATCTGAGCCTTTTGAAGGATCCAGTGGTGTTATACATCCGATTCTTGCAGAAGCTGTTACTCAGTTCCAGGCACAATCATACAAAGAAATGTTGCCAGCCCAGGGCCCAGTTAAAACACAAATTATTGGCCAAAGAACAGCTGAAGTAGAAAGCCAGGCTGATAGAGTCAAAGAGTTCATGAATTTTTACATTATGAATATCATGAAAGAATATGATCCCGAATTAGATCAATTACTTTTCTATTTACCTTTAGCTGGTTCAGCTTTCAAAAAGATTTATTATGATTTTGTTTTAGGCCGTGCCGTTGCAAAATTTATACCACCCGAAGATTTAATCGTTCCCTATGAAGCAACAGATTTGTTTTCAGCAGAAAGAATTACGCATGTCATCAGTATGTCAACCAACGAAGTTAAAAAACAACAACTAAGTGGTTTCTATGCAAACATTGATATACCTGATAGCGG